ATATTAATGAAGAAGAATTGAATAACATAAAAGATTATGTTGTTGCAATTGAAGATACAGACCAAGATGACCAATGGTTATCAGAAACTACAGAAAAGTTTTGTAAAGACCGTGCTGTTCACAATGCCGTATTAAGTGGTATCAAAATACTAGATGGCAAAGATAAGAAACAAACGCCAGAGGCAATACCACATATTTTATCAGACGCATTAGCAGTATCATTTGACAAGTCAGTTGGTCACGATTATATAGAAGACGCTGAAGAAAGATTTAAATTTTACCATACAAAAGAAAAAAGATATCAATTTGATTTAGATTACATGAATAGAATTACCAAAGGTGGTGTTCCAAGCAAGACATTAAACATTGCTCTTGCAGGTACAGGTGTTGGTAAGTCCTTGTTTATGTGTCATGTTGCTTCAAGTTATTTGTTACAAGGTCTTAATGTATTGTATATCACATTAGAGATGGCAGAGGAAAGAATTGCAGAAAGAATTGACGCAAACTTATTAGATGTCACTATGGAAGATTTACATGAAATGCCTCAACAATTATATGATGGCAAGATTAAAAAATTAAGAGAAAAAACACAAGGTAAACTTATTGTAAAAGAATATCCAACAGCGTCTGCTCATGCAGGTCATTTTAAATCGCTGATTAACGAATTAGCTCTAAAGAAATCCTTTAGACCTGATGTTATCTTTATTGATTACTTGAACATTTGTGCTTCAAGTAGATTTAAAGGTGGCAATATTTCATCTTACTTTTATATTAAAGCAATTGCTGAAGAGCTAAGAGGTTTGGCTGTAGAACACAATGTACCAATCTTTAGTGCAACACAAACTACTAGAACTGGTTTTGTGTCAACTGATATTGGTCTTGAAGATACTTCCGAATCTTTTGGTCTTCCGGCAACTGCCGACTTTATGTTTGCCTTGATGTCAAATGAAGAGTTAGAACAACTTGGTCAGATGAAAGTAAAACAATTGAAAAACAGGTATAATGACCCTAGTATCAATCGTGCCTTTATTATCGGTGTTGACAGAGCTAAGATGAGATTGTATGATGTACAACAATCAAGTCAAAACATTGTTGACGCAAATCAAGTAGATGATAAAGAGGATGCTTATAATAAGTTTAGTGATTTTAAATTGTAATATATGGTAAAAAAGAAAACACAAAAAGTAAGATTTCACAAAGGCGATAAGAGACCTAATACATTGGAGAAAAAATTGACTTATTCAGTAGAGATGGCCAAAGAAGGCAAAAAGATACTATGGAATGTAATTGAAACACCTACTGGCAATATAGTAGGTAAATATTTCTTTGAAGAAGACGCTAATCATTTAGCAGAGTTTCAAAATAAACATAAAGTATGGCAACCTAATGGTGGCATACCGAAAATGTTATGGAACTGGACGGCAGGCTCATATAGTTAGTTGCCAAAAGCTCCTAAATAGTGTAAGGAGAGAATATGGCAGCATTATCATTTAATGATTTACTAAAAGAACTAAAAGGTACAACGATACCTAGATGGACCGTTCTTGTAAATAAAATTAAAACCAAAGATAACTTTGTTATAGATAAGTCAACAACGGAAGTTAAGTTGAATTATCTTGATAAGAACATACAAGGTTTATTTGAACTAGGTAAAATCACCACAATACAATCGACTTATAGAGGTCAAGACCTATTCAAGGCTAGCAACGGCCAAAATTTAAAACTTACAGATATATTTAAATCTAATGATTTTGGTGGTGGTAAAGGTTCAGGTGGTGGTGCTGAAGAGACTGAAAGAAATGAATCAGCACAATGTCTATACACAGCTCTCATATTTTACATCTATAAAAAACAAACAAGAACTACTAAAGTAATATCTAAAAAAGATTTTACAAATGCATTTAGATATTGTGATGTCTCAGCTAAGTTTGAAGAGCTATTAGATTTGCCTAACGATTGGCATATATCTTCTATATTAGGAGCAAATGAATTACTAAAAAGATTTAAAGGTAAATATGAATTTCATAGAGGTTCATCTACAGTAAGCATTATTGAAAGTACATTCAAATCTATTAATCAGAGAGAGAAAGCATTTGGTAATTTAAACAAATGGTCTCCTGCTGACATGTATATGTTTACCAATAAAGGTAAGCAAGTGGCTAGAACTGAAATAGCACAAGCTTCTACTTTACAAAAACTAAATTCATTAATGCTGAAATACTATAAGTCAAAAGATATTGTAGGTGTGTCACTTAAAAAATTACAAGGTTCAGTTAAGGTTTCTGAAAACAACCTTGATAATGATAAGAGTATGGTACAGTACAAAGGCACACAAATAGTTGCTACTAATAAAAAAGATATGTTTGATAGTATGGATATTTACCTAGACCACAACAAAGGTAGAATACAATTCAGGTCATTTGGTGGTACTTCACTAACAGGTTGGCAAGGTGAGGGTAAAGGTTCTACAGCCAATCAAGGTAAAGTATCTTTAGGTCCTCTAAATTATATTTTAAAATCTAATGGTATTAAACCAATACCAGAAAGTCAAGTATCTGCTAAAAATGCCACAGCACCTTCTAACACATACTTTCAAGAGTTTTATCAAGCAGCTAAAAAGTTAAAGGTAAAAGGTATACCACCTAATGAAAAGACATTTAGAGCGAGATGGTACAAAATGCCAAACCCTTGGAAATACTCAAAATATCTAGGTGTAATACTGGCATTAAGATTTAATGATATGTCTGTCTCTAAAAGACACTCCACCTTGACGGACATCTATCTATACGCAGCTTCCAAAGCTTCTTTCTCTAGTGTGTATTTAAAACTAGAGTAATCTTATAAATAGGAGTGTAGTTTGTTTATGAATTTGTTGAAAAAGTGCTTGCCAAAGTGCTTATATTATAGTATAATGGATAAAAATGAGAGAGAAAAATGTTTAGTTTTAAAGGGTTTCAGACCCAAGAAAAGAATACACACCTAGAACACCTAGAAGATGATATCATCAATAGAGGTGCAGTAGGTGGAGACAATGCAATAAATTTCCTAAAGTCAGTTAGAAATATGCTAGCTGGTTCTGGTAAAGGCACAAACATGACCGTCAAATGGGACGGTGCCCCTGCTATCATTTGTGGTATCAATCCTGAAAATGGTAAATTCTTCGTTGGTACTAAATCAGTATTCAATGTAACTCCAAAAATCAATTACACAGCAAGAGACATAGCAAAGAACCATGGTGGTGTTGTTGCTGAAAAATTAAGAGTTTGTTTAGCAAACTTATCAAGATTAAATATTAAAGGTATTCTACAAGGTGATTTATTATTTACAAATGACCTAAAAGGAATTAGTATCAACGGTGAAAAAATGGTTTCATTTACACCTAATACTATAACTTATGCAGTACCTATGGATAGTGACTTAGGTAAAAGAATTATAAAAGCAAAAATGGGTATTGTGTTTCATACTCAATACAATGGTAAAAAAATGGATAGTCTGTCTGCTAGTTTTGGTACAGTTACAGGTTCATCTAATAGAAATGTATTCTTAGCAAGTGCAGGTTATAAAGAAACGGCAGTTATGTTTGATAAATCAGAGTTGTCAAGATTTGACGCACAGATTAGAATGGCCGAAGGCTCATTGAAAAGAGCAAAACCTATTTTAGATTTAATGAGTAAAAATATTAGTGATGACCTATCGGTAGGATACAGATTAAAAACTTACTTTAATTATTACATAAAGAATTCAAATGCTGGTATGGATAAAGTTGCAACCATGCAGAAACAATTTAGAGATTACTATGAAAACTTTATTAACATGGAGATTGATAGTAGAAAAACTCCAAAAGGTAAAGCAAAATTTATACAGGCTAAAAAAGTTAATCTACAATTTATAGATAGAAATAAATCAGCCTTATACATGGCAATCGCAAGTCATATTACTTTAGGTGTAGCAAAGAATACTCTCTTACAAAAGATGAGTCAGATACAAAGTATCGGTAACTTTATTAGAACATCAAAAGGTTACAGAGTTACAGCACCAGAAGGATATGTTGCAGTTGATAAAGTCGCAGGTGCAATTAAACTTGTAGATAGATTAGAATTTAGCAGACAAAACTTTACTATGCCAAAAGGATGGAATTAATGAGAACATTACCAGATACAATTGATTTAATTAAAAAGA